GCAACAGCTTCAGAAGCATTAAGTGAACTTGGTATTACTGAGTGGGTTATGCGTGGCGAACCTACAGACGAATCTCAGTTCAAGTCAATGTTCAGAAAAGTTACTGGTGCAGACTCAAGTGGTACTGCAATCGAATCTGCTGACACTTCAGATTGGGGTGTAACTTGGAAACAAGTATCAGACAAGATGACCGCTATTGATTCAGCTGCACCTATGAAAGAACTTCGTAAACAAAGAGATGCAAAACTCGCTGAAACAGATTGGACTGCTAATTCTGACGTAACAATGTCTGCTGATATGAAAACTTATCGTCAAGAACTTCGTGATTTACCAGCACACAATAATGGTAAAAACGCAGCTCTAAATGATGATGGTACATTGAAAAACGTATCATGGCCCAAGAAACCAGCGTAAACGTATTAGATAATGTTTTAGGTATTACTGATGTTGTGGAAACATCAACCTCTACAGTAACTTTACCAGAGGTCAAAGTTCCAAAAGAGGTAGACAATGATTATGAGTACCAACGTAGAAATTTCTACCAGTTGGTTGAAAGAGGACAAGATGCAATAGATGGTATTCTTGAACTTGCAAAGGAAAGTGAACACCCAAGGTCTTATGAAGTTGCTGGTCAATTGATTAAGAATGTTGCAGACGTAACAGAGAAGTTGGGTGAGTTACAACTGAAAATGCAAAAGTTAAAAGAAGTACCAAGTAACGCACCTAAGAATGTTACTAACGCATTGTTTGTTGGTTCTACGTCTGAATTACAAAAGATGTTAAAAGGAAAATAAAATGGCATTATTAACTACAGTAGGAAACGGTGCAATTCAAGGTTCTGCAACTACACTTGCAAATGCTGATGTAGACAAGTCTGCATCTGGAGATAAACTTGTTATCTTTGATACATCTGCAAGTTCTTTTAAAAGAGTTAGTGCATCTGGTTTAGGTGGTGGTAAGTTTCTTGGAGAAACATCTGGTGGTGCTGGAGATATTATTCGTGTTCACGAAAATGAATTAAACACAAGTGTTGCTATAGATGCAAATAATAATGGATTAGCAGCCGGCCCGTTGACGATTGCAAGTGGAGTAACACTTACAGTTAACGGTGAACTTTCGGTGGTATAAGATATGAGTAAGATTTCAGTAACAACAATAGCAGGACTTACATCTGGTGGAGATGCAAACACAGTCAAGATTGAATCTGGTGATGCATTTAATGTTGTAAGTGGTGCAACTACATTAGGTGGAACACTTACTACTACTGGTGCTGCTACATTTCAAGATGATATTAATGTAGGAAATACTACAAACCTTCTTAGTAATGGTGATTTTACTACTAATACTACTGGTTGGGCTGCAACTGGTTCAGCTCTTGCGATTAGTTCTGGAGCACTTCAAATAACACCTAACGGTGGTGTTAATGGTTTTGCTAACCAACAAGTCGATAATCTTGTCGTTGGTAAAAGTTATATTGCATCTGTTGTTGTCACACAAGATGCTGGTAATTATACTAGACTATACATAGGTACATCTGCAAACGGAAACCAAACTGTTACTAATTCAGGCTTAGGCACTGGTACTCACTCTTTTACTTTTGTAGCAACTGCAACTACCCATCACTTTGCACTTGTTGTCGGTGGTGGTACTGGTCAAGTTACAAAATTTGATGCCGCTAGACTTACTGAAGCAAGTAGAATTGTTTTTCCAGCGGTAACTGGAACTTCCCCAGAAATAAAACAAGGTACTACAGTTAATGATTTAGCTCTTGCCACCAATCAAGTTAATAGATTAAACATAGATGCAAATGGTCATGTAACTATGCCTAGTCAACCAGCAGTTCAAGCAAAAGTTACTTCAACAGTTTCAAATATCACAGCAGGCGCTTTATATACTATTCCATTTGCTACAGAAATATTTGACCAAAATGCAGATTTTAATAATTCTACTTACGTTTTTACTGCCCCAGTTACTGGCAAGTATTATATAGGTGTAGGTGCTACGTTAGGTGGATTACCAACTGCTGCAGCTTATTTTCAATATTCCGTTCAAACATCAAATAGAAATTATAATGTAACAACAGACCCAGACGCTTTTGACTCTTCACCAGTTTATTTTGGTTTTAATTTTAATGTTTTAGCAGACATGGACGCTAATGATACATTTATTGTAAAACTTCTTGTTGAAGGTTCTTCTAATACAACAGATGTTTATCCAGAAACTTACTTATCAATATTTCTAGCCTGCTAATATGCCAATGCGAAATAACATATCTTAAAGGAGATTAAAATGGCAAATCATACAAAAACAATTACATTGACAGATGTACAACAACAAATACTATCTAACGACTTATATAATGGTTCAGACAATAGTGGTCTAGATTCATGGGTACAAGGTGCAGTAGATGGTAAAATAAACAACTCTTGGAAACGTATGCAACAAGAGTGGACAACAAAGTTAATGAATGATGAATCTTTCACTGACCCAATTCCATCAAACCAAGCAGATTTTGTAAAGCTCGTACTTTCCAGAAGTGATTATAAAAATCGTAAAGCAAGAGATGACGCAGCTGCGTTATCATAAATAGTTATAATAAGGAAAGTTAAATGTCATCCAAGATTAAAGTAGATACAATAGAAAATGTTGCTGGTTCTGGAAATGTAAGTCTGGGGTCTGGACACAATCTTGTGGTGCCTGGAACATTAAATATTACTGGTGCATCAACTTTAACTGGTGCTCTTACTGCAAGTGGTGGTATTGCAAACGCTGGTACTATTACTGCTGGAACAGTTGGTTCTAGTGTAGTTTTTCCTGCTGGTCATTTAATTCAAAAAGTGTCTACTAAATTTAATACTGCATTTACTAGTAGTTCACAGTCTTTTACTGATGTAACTGGTGCCTCAATAACTTTTACTCCAAAGTCAGCATCAAGTCTTTTATATATAATGTTTAATTGTAGTATGAATGTCTATACTTCAGGCACAAATACTAATGCTGGTGGTATTGTAAGAATAGTACATGACGGAAGTGCTCTAGACTATCATTCTTCTGGAAACTATGAATATTATTTTCAAAATGATGCTGGTGCTGGAACTGGCCCTAATAACTATACTAGACAAGTTAAAATAGCAACGGTTGCTGCTGGTGACACTGATGCTAGGGTGATAAAAGTAGAAGGAAGAATGTATGCTTCTCCAACTGTTGCCATGCGTATTAACCAAGCTAGTTATTACTACTCATACTTTGTGGTTGAGGAGATAATGCAATGAGTACATTAAAAGTAGATACAATCGCAACAAGAAGTGGTTCTGGCAATATTACTGCAAGTAATACTATTGTTGGTAACTTAACTGGAAATGTAACTGGAAATGTAACTGGTAACTTAACTGGAAATGTAACTGGAAACCCATCATTTGGTGGTACTCTTGCTGTTACTGGAAAAATTACATCTACTGCTGGTATTACATTTGGTTCTGATACTGCGGCTGAAAATGTTCTTGATGATTATGAAGAAGGCACCCACACTATGACATTTACTATGACAGGCAGTGGTACAGCATCTGCTGGAAGAAACAAAATGGGTTATACTAAAATTGGGAATATGGTTACTTGTACTTCTGAAATGCAGATTGGTTCAGTAAGTAGTCCAGTTGGTTCTTTGAGAATATCACTACCATATGTTATTAAAAACAATACTGGTGATAGAGAAAACTTTTTTGGATTTTCACCAGTTCCTTATAATGCCGCTCTGGCAAACGGACACAATATTGTGCCAATATGTATAGGAAATGCTAATGTAAGTTATGTCACATTTCTATATCCTACAAGTAATGGTGCTTTTGCTGATTTTACACCAACGGCTAATGATGTATTTAATTTTACTTTTAGTTATTTTACTAACTAAAAAACTTTATACCTTTAGTGGATACTAGAGGCGGACAAAAGGAGAAAAATAATGGCGATTACAAAACGTACAGAACAAGATAAAATTGAAGTAGTAGGTGTGCATAAGCACATTCAAGTGAGAACTGCTACTGTGATTGAAGAAGATGGTGTAGAACTTTCAAGAAGTTTCTCACGCCATGTTGTTGCACCAGACTCAGACTCATCTAAGGAAAGTGCAGATGTAAAAGCAATGGTTGCACAGTTTCATACAAGTGATGTCAAAGCTGCATATAAAAAAGAACAAGAAGAAGCCGCTAAGAAAATTGGATAAATATATCTGTTATGACAGATATTAATCATTACTTAGGTAATCCACTTCTAAAAAAAGCAAATGTTCCAGTAGAGTGGACAAAAGAGAATATTCTTGAATACCAAAAGTGTATGCAAGACCCTCTGTATTTTTGTCAGAAATACATTAAAATTGTATCTCTGGATGAAGGTCTTGTTCCTTTTGATGTATACCCATTTCAAAAAGAAATACTAGGAACGATTCATAATAATCGTTTTACTATATGTAAACTTCCCAGACAATCTGGTAAGACAACCACAATTATATCTTATATCTTACATTATGTTCTATTCAACGAACAAATGAGAGTAGCGATACTTGCAAACAAAGCTGCAACTGCAAGAGATATTCTTTCCAGATTACAACTTGCATACGAAAACCTACCCAAATGGTTACAACAAGGAGTAATGTCTTGGAATAAAGGTTCTCTGGACTTAGAGAACGGTTCTAAAATAGTTGCATCATCTACATCTTCAAGTGCAGTTCGTGGTGGTTCTTACAATATGATATTCTTAGATGAGTTCGCTTTCGTACCACACAATGTCGCAGAGGATTTTTTCAGTTCTGTGTATCCTACAATATCATCTGGTAAAAATACAAAGGTTGTTATCGTATCAACTCCAAATGGTATGAACTTATTTTACAAACTCTGGTCTGATGCAGAGAGTGGTAAAAACTCTTATAACCCAATTGATGTTCACTGGAGTGAAATCCCAGGCAGAGATGAAAAGTGGAAAGTAGAAACTATAGCAAATACATCACAAGAACAATTTAATCGTGAATTTGAGTGTGAATTCTTAGGGTCTATCAATACCCTTATACACCCAACAAAGATTAAATCTATGGTGTTTGATGACCCTATACAACGTAATGCTGGATTAGAGTTATACAAGAAACCAGAGAAAGATAGATTATATACAATTGTGTGTGATGTTGCGAGAGGTACGGAACAAGACTATTCTGCATTTCTTGTATTTGATGTATCGGAACTCCCATATCGTATTGTTGCAAAATATCGTAACAATCAAATTAAACCCCTACTGTTTCCAAATATAATCTATGATGTTGCAAAAGCATATAACAACGCATATGTTATGATTGAGGTAAATGATATTGGTGAACAAGTTGCAACTGCAATGCAGTATGACTTAGAGTTTGATAATCTAATTATGGCATCTATGCGTGGTAGAGCTGGTCAGATACTTGGTTCTGGTTTCTCTGGGGGTAAGGTGCAGTTAGGTGTAAGAACAACCAAAGCAGTAAAGATGTTAGGGTGTTCAAACCTCAAACAACTGATAGAAACAGATAAGTTAATCATAAATGATTATGACCTTATAACAGAATTTTCTACATTTGTCAAGCATGGACAATCATTTCAAGCAGAAGAAGGACATACTGATGACCTTGCAATGTGTTGTGTATTGTTTGCGTGGATGACAAATCAAACATATTTCAAAGAATTAACAAACGTAGATATAAGAGAAAGAATGTTCTTAGAACAACAAGACCAATTAGAACAAGATATGGCTCCATTTGGATTTATGGACAATGGTATTGATGACCCAATGGGGGAAAATGTTATAGATGAATACGGTCAGAGATGGTCACCAGTTGTAAGGAATTATGAAGACAATTGGTAGTAGAAAGTCCATGCATTAAAGTATGTACACTTGAAGGTAATATCTGTATTGGGTGTTACAGAACTCAGGATGAAATCAGGGAATGGATGATATTTTCTGATGAACAGAAAAAAGAAACCTTAGAAAAAATAAAACTTAGAAAACACCAAATTCCTACATAATATCAATAATGTCGTGTTCGTATTTAATATAACAATTGGAACAAACTACTTTTGATTTTTCTATGAGATTGACTACTTCTTTTCTAGATTCTTCATTTAGACCCAATCGTTTAGATTTAAAACGAATTTCTTTATCGTAGGGGTAAAATTTAAGACAAGCTGTCTCTGGTTCACCACAATGATGACAAGAGTGAGATGCAAGATATTCATTCAACCAGATAATTCTTAGGTTATAGTTTTTCTTTGCAACTTCTTTTATGGTTTTTTGGTATCGTTTATAGTATGACATGGTATTATTTATAGATTCTTGTGCATATAAAAATGGGTTTTTAGAAACTCAATTTTACTAAATATACACAAGAATGATTTATTTGACAAAGAATAAGGAGAAAAAATATGCCTTTTCAAGTATCGCCTGGGGTTCTTGTCAAAGAGGTTGACTTAACCAACGTAGTTCCTGCCGTATCGACATCTATCGGTGCGATTGCTGGTGCCTTTGAGAAAGGCCCAGTTTCAGAGATTACAGCGGTTTCTTCGGAAGAAGATTTAGTCAGACTGTTTGGTAAACCTAACGGAAGTAACTTTGAGACATTCTTTACTGCTTCTAACTTCCTTCAGTACGGAAACGCACTGAGAGTTGTAAGAGCACAAAGTGCTGTCTTAAATGCAATGAGTGGTGGTTCTGGTCTTTTGATTAAGTCCGACACTCATTATCAAGATAATTACGCCGCTGGACAAGCTTCTAGTGGTGAGTGGGGTGCTAGAAGTGCTGGTACTCACGGAAATAGTTTAGGTGTGTCCATGTGTTTGGGGCCACTTGCATACGAACAAACTTTTGCTGGAAACGCTAATACACTTGGTGTAACAACTGGTACTCCTGCTGTTGGTGCAACTACTGTTGGAGTTGACACTGGTGGTGGTTCTGCTGGTGCTGGTGGAGCTGCATACAATGTAGGTGATATTATTCACTTCCATGAAGCAGACGGACAAGAGTATGAAGTAACTGCTATTTCTACAGACAATTTAACAAT